ATCAGTGGTCAGAGGGGGTGCCAAGGCTGCCACTAGAGTAGCCGGTAGTCATGTTGCAAAGAAAGTCGTTCCAACGTCTGCCGGGCAGGTTGCCTTGCAGTTTGCAAAAAAAGCCGGTACAAAAACCGGTGCAGGGGCTGCAACAAAAGGCGGCGGAGGACTCATAAGAACGGGCGCAAATACAGTAACAGCAGCCTCAGTAGGCCAACAGGTCGGCCGACACGTCAGCCGACGTGGTGCTACCAGAATCCCCGGAAGTAATCGGGTTGTCAATAAAGGAGGGTTGGGTAGTAACCTCCTCAAGTATGGAACAGCCGCAGGACTCATCGCCGGAATGCGTGGCGGAGGCAAGAAAAGCGGTGGCAGTGGTAATGGCAGTGGTAATGGCAGTGGTAATGGCAGTGGTAATGACGGTGCCATAAATAAACAACAAGGACCAAATGATCCTGATAATATCACCAAAAACAGTGCTACTGCTGGTGGTATTGCAGCAGGACAATTTGCAGCCGGAAGAGCATGGAAAGATAAACAAAATGCACAACGAAATGCACGCCGAAGTGGATATCAACAGAACCGAACTGCGGATATATTAGGAAAACAAGCGCAGAATATGATGGACAGAGAGCGCGAAAAAGAAGCAAAAGGAATTTAATCACAAATGTTTGATAGAAAAATATACATGGAATGGCTTGATCAGCAACAAAAAAATAGTCCATATACAACAAACCAAAACGAAAAGGTCCAATCTCCTGAACGATTCAATAAGATTGCATCTAACTCTACCCTCGACGAAGATCCCCTCATCCGTCTTTTAAAGAACACAGTGAAGAAAATTAAAGGCAGCGGTCTTAAAGGCGGAACATCAAGCGGAACATCAAACGGAACATCAAAGGGAGGATCAAATGAAATAGACAACGTTGGAATCAGCGGGCGTGGAATTGGTGCAGATATCGCAGCAAACCAATTTGCAAGTTCCTCCCAATGGGCAGATAAACAAAGGGAATTGAATGATAGAATGAAGACAAATCAACAAGATAGAACTGCGATGGTACTATCAAGACAAGCAGAACGACAGATGGCAGCAAATCGAGAACGAGAAGCCCAACGATCAACCCTAACGCAACGATAACAAAGGAACAACCACAAATGTTTGATAGAAAAATGTACATAGACTGGCTTGGTCAGCAACAAAAAAATAATTCATTTGCTATAAACCAAAACACTACTTCTGAATCAGCCAAATCCAAACCAGAACCTGTCGAATTACAGGAAAGCATATTTAGTGTATTAAAAGGTGCTACGAAACAAGGTGTAAAAACGATTGGGCCTGGTGGTGCTGCGGCAGCAACAGTTGGTGGATTAGTCGCAATTACTCCTGGCATGCGTCGTTATGCTAAACGAGAAGAAAAAGGCAGATTAGCACAAAGTCAAAGAGCATACGGATACTCCCAACAACCAAACACATTCCGTCCTGAAGTAGAGGAGAGTGTAATTGGATCATTAGCAAAAGGCGCACTCGGTGCCGCTGCTGGTTATGGTGCGTATAAATTGTGGAAGCATCGAAAAAAATTGTTAACTCTTTTCAGACAACACAACAACACGAGTCCGCAAAATCCAAGAAAAAATGTTACCCCCAAAGAACCACATATAACATCAAGACCAACAACACCAATTAATAGACGTTTATCAAAAAGTCCAAAAAAAGTTGGATCGGCAATAAAGCACTAAAAATAAAAATTACACATTTTACTTGATTATGCGTGAAAAGAGATTATAATATGCATATGCAGAAAACGTTTACACATCGAAATAGTCCTATCAAATTGACCGAATTGCCCGTTTCACACACCGGCGATAGACGTTTTTATCTGTCACCAGAAGGAAAAAAATACCCCAGTGTAACTACTGTGACTGGATGGGAAAAGAAACAATTTTTTGCAGAGTGGCGGGCGAACAACCCAAAAGAATCAAAACGAGTCCTACATAGGGGTAATTGTTTACATAAACTCATTGAACATTATCTTAACAACGAAAATGTAGAATTGTCGGCTGAATCGCCCGTTGTTGCCTCTCTTTTTGTACAAATGAAAGAAACACTCGATAATATTGATAATATTTCTGCACTCGAAGTTCCCTTGTGGAGTAACACATTGGGTCTAGCAGGACGAGTAGACTGTGTTGCCGAATATAATGGAAAATTGAGTGTAATTGATTTCAAAGGCAGTACACGACGAAAAAGAAAACAAAACATTGAAAATTATATGTTGCAAGCAACTGCATATTCAATAATGTGGCATGAACGTACAGGTCAACCCATCGACGAATTCCATATTATAATTTCTTCTGAACAAGGTCTTCCCTGTGAAGTGTTCAGCGGCAATCCTATGCACTATGTACCGAGACTCTTTGAGGTAATACAACAGTACAACAAAGAATATCAATACATAGTTACATGATTGGCTTCACACAATATTTCGAAGAATCTAAATCAAGCAAAAACACACATCTCACTCACTTAGAAGATTTAGTGTTTGAAGGAAGTGAAAGGGCTGAAGAAGCCGTTTTATTTTTAGAAGAAATTGCTGAAATGCTTGATGGAAATTCAAAATCCCGGACAAACACTACGGTTAAATGGGATGGTGCCCCTGCAATAATATGTGGTATAAACCCCGAGAATGGAAAATTCTTTGTTGGTTCTAAGAGCATATTCAATAAAACGCCAAAAATCAATTACACAAATGCAGATATTCGAAAGAACCACACAACTGGAGTGGGAGATAAACTCAAAACAGCCTTGAAAAATCTCAAAAAACTTCCAATACGGGGCGTTCTACAAGGTGATATGATGTTTGGTCCTGGGGATGTTACAACAAAAACCATTGATGATGTTTCTTATTATACATTCAAACCAAACACAATTACATATGCCATACCAACCGACTCCGATCTCGGAAATAAAATCAATTCGGCTGAAATGGGAATCATATTTCATACCACATATAAAGGAAAAAGCATCACAGACATGAATGCATCATATGGTGTAAATGTGGACAGGCTTAAGAAAAATAAATCTGTGTGGGTGGATGATGCTTCATTTAAAGATGTAAGTGGTGCTGCTTCATTGACAAAAAGAGAAAAAAATTCCATCGGTGTAATCATCAAAAAAGCAAAGCGAAAACTATCTGCAACAGCATCATTTCTCGATGAACTCGCAAAAAATAATAAAATTACTACAAATTTGAATATATACGTCAATTCTAAAATAAGGCAAGGCACAACATCTCTTTCAAATATAGAATTTATAACCTGGATAACCAGCAATATGCAGAAAGAAATAGATAGCCTTACGCAAGAAAGTGCAATAAAGCGAAAAGAAGCAGCAAGAGACGAAATGATAAGTTATATGAACTCTAAAAATAAAGAAATGGACTCTCTCTTCGCTTTACATGCACTTCTCGCTGAAGGAAAAATCCTTCTTCTTAGAAAAATGGAATCAGTTAAATCTATCGGTGCATTCATTCAAACAGCAACAGGCTTTAATGTAACTAAACCCGAAGGGTTCGTTGGTATTGATAAAATTTCTAAAAATGCCGTGAAACTTGTTGACAGACTTGAATTTAGTAGATCAAATTTCAATCTTGCAAAAGATTGGGTGAAAGGTTAAACAATGGACAAAAGTAAAGTGAACATAAGAAACACCCGTGAATGGGTCAAAATGAACGATGATTCCAAATCCCACCTATACAGGGACAAATTTGTTGCGGAACATGGTGGAGAATTTGCAAAAAATGGTAGGGTGTGGGAATGGCAAAGTATACATAGTAGTGATGAGGACATTAAACCATTATATGAGTTCAAGGACAAAGATGGTGTGACTTACTTAGTAGATAATCTAATGAAGTTTTGCCGACAAAATGACCTGAACAAATCCGCAATTTACAAGGTAATGAATGGCGAACGCTCCCATCACAAAGGTTTTGTTTGTAAGAAAGTTTATCAGTAGTAGTCAAAAGGAGAAACGACATGTTTTCAAGCGTATTAGGCACAGTATTCTATAGTATCATAGTTTTCATAGCAGGCGCAGCAATCGGTTCTCCCACATGGAATTGGATTAGATCTAAATTCCCATGGAACAAATGACCTAAGATAAACCCCACCGATTTTCATATCTTTGAAAGGAGGTGGTCCAGAAGAAAACTGAACCTACGGATGAAAATCGGTGGGGTTAAATAAAACAAGAGGGTGTATCACTATATATGCTCTCTTGTTTTTTATACATACATTATGACATGGAGATGGTTTATATGAAAAAGATGGTATTCTCATTTGGTCGTTTCAATCCCCCAACCACTGGACATTTGTTGCTTGCCACCCGAGTCAAAGAGGAAGCAAGACGAAGGGGTGCAGATTATGTGATATATGGGAGCAGCACCACCGATAGAAAGAAGAATCCTTTGTCTTCTGTTGATAAACTTCGCTACATGAAGAAAATTCTCAAGGGATTTAACGTCGTTGTGGATAAAAATTACAACACTCCGTTTATTGTTCTAAAGCAACTCAGCGATGCAGGATACGATGAAGTCACAATGGTCGTGGGATCGGATAGAGTGAACGAATTCCGAAAATCTGTTGGTAGATATGTTGGACCAAAGAAAGAATTCAAGTTTTCTAAATTTGAAGTAATCTCTGCTGGTGAAAGAGATCCAGACGCAGATGATGTTTCTGGTATGTCAGCATCTAAAATGCGTGCAGCGGCTGTCGAAGGCAACATTAGTATATTTCGGCTAGGAATCCCATCTCATATTTCTGATAAAGATGTAATGGGGTTGTTTAAAGCAGTACGACGAGGAATGGGGGTCAGAGGCAACATCAAAGAATCGTGGTTCAATTATAATGAATTTGAAGAGTTTGCTGCTAACATCCTTCAATTAAACGAATCAGAAGAATTACAAGAACTAACTGTACGAGCGCGAAGAAAAATGGCAAAAATAGCAAGAAGGACTGCCAAGAAACGTGCGAGAAAAAGAAAAATTAAAGAAAAAAAAATGAAGGGGAAAAAAGAACTCACCAAAAAGGCCAACAAAACAGCAATGCTCCAGGTGAGAAATAAACTTATCCGTGGAATGAAATGGAACGAATTATCATTTATGCAAAGAGAAAAAATAGACGATAGAATAAAGAAAAAGAAAAAGATTATTTCAAAGATAGCAAAAAGGATGATGCCAAACATGCAAAAGGCAGAAAGAGAACGATTGAAAAAAGTGAGAAATCGAATGACCGCTACTACACCCGCAAAGGCAATTGCTCCTGCAAACGAAAGTATTGATTCTATATTTGAAAACTTTTTAATTGAAGCGAGAGACGAAACAAAACAACGACTTAACGATAAAGAAAACAACAGAGGTGTAGGTACAGAAAACCCAAAACAAAGAGACGCTGCACGAAAACGAGCAGAAAGAAAAACAGAAACCACGGGGAACAAGCCCAGTTGGAAAGATCTCGTATTGGTTCGACCGAGCGAAGGACGAAACAAAGGAAAAATAATGCTCGTCCTTAAAAGTGATATTAAAAACGATATGAGTGGTACTGACTATAAAATCGAAGACCCAAGACCAAGCAGAGGAAGTGCTGGATCTGCTGCACAAGGCGATGATTGGTTTTGGACAAAAACAGCAAAGAAGATGATGAAGCAAACAGAAGATAAGCCCACTAAACGAAAAGGTAAGGAGGAATCTCCCACCTCACCCAAAGGTGACGGCGAAGAGGCACAGACTCCGGAACAAAAACAAGCAACAAAAATTCAAACAGATATGTCAAAAATAGATCTACGTCAAAAGGAACTTGAAATTCAAGACGCAGAAAAAGAAGCAGAAATCAAAGATCAAGAAGATCAAGAACAAGCCGAATATGAATCGAGAGCATACGATCCAACAAAAAGACCATGGGAACAAAAACAAATTGTTTTGTCTCCACGAAAGCCCAGCGAACTTGCAGCCGAATATGATAACCTGGAATCATTAATAAACACCGATGTTGTTGCTAAAAGTAACGAAGGTAAACAATTTGAATATGCATTAACCGTTGCATCGGATCTTAGTAGAGGAATGACGGTTGATGATATTGTTCGGAAGAACGAAGCAAACGGCGGAAAAAACTTGACCTTTGGTAAGAGCATGTTCGCAATAGCAATTATGACGTTGGGGCAACTCGAACCGGAAGATCGGGATCGCATATACCATTGGGACGAATTGGGCATATCCACACCCGGCGGAGAACCTAAAACCGATAATGTCATTTTAAACCCCGACGGCAGCATCAAACATAAAATATCACTAAAAAATGACAAAACATTTCAACTCTCCAGTGAACAAGGACAAGGAACTGCTAACGCACTCAGAACTTCATTAGAATCTGCGATGCAACACACCCCCAATATAGACACCAAAAAGTTTGATCAAATAATCGAACAATTCGAACAACTTCCTACTAAAATGGTAGCGTCTAAGACCGCTGATCGTGTTCGTAAAAATCCAAAAAATGCATACATGTTCACTAGCAGCGGAAAAATCAAACCAGAATATAATTACGACAAATTTAGAGATAGTATACAAAAGCAACTAACAGAAGAAGTAACTAAAGCCCTCACGGATAATGATGCTGTAAGACTTGCGATGGTACATGAATGCATGACGGGTAAAAATAAATTTGACAAGATGGGTGTTCCCGAAGCAGCAGCAGATGCGATGCTAAGTCCCTATGGATTTGAACTTATAGGTGATGATCCATATATAGACGAAACTATTGCAAAATATGCAGATGGAGCCACTATTCGTGTTAGGGGAAAATCAAGAAAGGGAATATATTCTTCTGTTGGTAGTTCGGACGTTAAAAAACCAACAATAATCGCTAACAAATCTAAGAAATTAACCGGATATGGTAAAGGTCTATTGAAAGATAGAATTAAAGCGGGCGATGAATACGCCACATCGGCTGGAAGAATGTTAGGATTTAATGAAATGTTCTCAATTATCAGAGAAGCAGAAAATGACGATGATTTACTTATCGATACAACCGAAATAAAGCAACAAATTGTCGAAAACCCATATGGGTTTGCTGCCCAGACATTTGTAGACACACACCATATTGATATCAATATCAACAATCCTAACATAGATGATTCCAATGAGTTTAATACTATTGTTATAAATGGTAAAGAAAAACAACTTCCCGTCACTAATGGTAATCACATACTCCGTCAAATTGTACAAGATGAAGAGAGTGATCTGGATGAAAGTTTCGAAATATTCATGAATAAAAATGAGGATTACCTCATGATGCTTCCAGACTACCCCATACAAAGACCTCAATATGATACGGATTTGTTTGATAAAACACTTGGTAGAGAATTTGGATGGGAAATAGGCGACCCAGCAAAACCACTAGACCTCCATGGACTCCCTACGAAGAAAAAGAAAAACAAAACCATCAACGAATCAAATCATGCTGACAAATATAGGTTTGCAGACTCGTCACTCCAAGGTGTCGGTTCTTTTGCAAACCGTGACATTAATGAAGGAAGTGTATTAGATCTATATCTTTTAAACTTAATGGAGGACACTCCCACATTTCAAAGAACGGATCTATGCAGACTCACAAACCACTCCCATATAAACTCAAATGTGCAAATGAAAAGCGTTGATAATAATTTTTATATATTCGCCACCAGAGACATCAACGAAGGAGAGGAATTGTTAATTGATTATTTTGATGTATTTGGTTTTATTGGGAACGATGTTAAGATAATACAAGAAGTTCTAAACTGGACGGATGGATATGATGATCTCGTTTTTTCCCCAGATACAGCAAAAAGTTTAGTCGAGGAGTTAAAATTATTCATTGAAATTGGTGATTGCCCGAAGATATACGAAGAACACGGAGCAGGTGAAATTGGAACCGAAAAATTATTAAAAAGATATATAAAAGATACCCCCTTTATGACACTTCCAATCATAAAGAAAGATAAATAATTGTACATATTTAGTTGGAGAACAAAAAATGAAAACGTACAAAGAGTTACAACAAACAATAGAAACACTCACCGAAGGTCAAGAAACCGTTGGCGGTGCTGCTAGAAGCGCGCATAGCAATTTTGGTGTTCACCGGGTCGAAAATCTAACTGAACTCATTCGGTTGAATTCCTTTTTAAAAGCATTCACACAACGAGAGTTTCTTGAACCAAAAAGTGCTGTTGCACAAATAAAGCACAAATTGAATCTTGCTGGTTTAGATTTTGATTGGAATAATAAATCTGAACTCAACATCGAAGACACTATGAAACTTCCTCTGAATAGGTGGGGAGGTTCCTTTGGTACTACGCCCACACATAATCTTCTCGTTCAAGGTTTTTACACCGGTGATAACATTTCTGAATTCAACAATGGTGTTGGTTTAGCACTCAATCTTGATGTTACACAAGATGATGATGGATTATATGAAATAGATGCGAAAATTGTACCAAATTCTCAACAAAATGATAGTTGATGTCTATTTCTTTCATTATGGATTTTACGAAACTTACTAAAAATAATTACGAAATGTACATAATGAAAATGTATACAAACCCACAATGCAGCGACATTGAAGAATTCAACGAAGACATGAATCGTATAAAATATATCAAAAGGCTTTTAGGGAGATATCACATTAAAGGACACCTAAGAGAAAGGTTAGTGTTGAATCATATTATAATATTAAATAATGTGTTTGGTTCCGAGGCTTGCTGTAGGATACTGTTTTACAATTTGAGTAATATTTTTCATCCCTATCTTAAGTCCTTTCTAAATTATTTAAAATATTTACCTGTATCGATACCCGAAATCGAAATTGATAATATTCCCACAGATCATAAAATAGATAAGATGTTGGAGAATATGAAATGATAAACGAAAACATGAAGGAAATGGGAAAAGTAATAAGTGCTTTTACTGTGTATAAATTTATCAAAATGATGACTATGTCCTTTACTAAGTTTGATGCTTATAAATATAAAATAATAGATAAGAATGGTACATTCCTACGAAAAATAGAAACCCTCACTAAACCAGCAGAAAAACGATCTGCCGACCCCTTTCACCGGTTGATTATAAATCTAAAAAAAATAATAGCAAAGGTTCCCGATCCTGCCATGAAAGCCCAACTAAAAACTCTCCCAACGGCAATGTTTTTATTGAAGGATGAAGCCGAAAAAATTGGGGCTGATGGTGAATATGTGCTAAATGAAATAATAAAATACTTAGAAAGTGAAGGCGTATTCTTATGACCACTAATCAAAACATACCAGAAGAATATATCAATGGAGATTTTGATTTTGGTTTCACTGCTGCTGATGAAGACGAACTCAATGCATTAGTGCAAATTGACGATCAAACCACACCAGATGAAATTAAGGAAATGCAAGAAAAATTAGATCTCATTCTCCAAATGAATTCTACATGTGAAGGCACCAACGCAGTTAAAATTCAATACGATGAGTTGTTGGCAGCAAAGATGCATGAAATTGAAAAAACAACAATACCCCTACTTATGAATCTTAGAAAAAACAAACAAAAAGATTACTTGTATTGGCCTGGTGGGGAACGTGAAGCGAAATGTGATTTGCAGGTACAGAAAATTTTAAATATTACAAGGAGTGAATAATGGGTTGTGGTTGTAATAAAAATAAAATCAAAAACACGAAATCTGGTCGTATGCCTATTAATCTTAAAAATATCAAAAAAGAAAAAACAATAAAATCATCACAAAAAACTAATCGTTCAACAAAAATGAAAAAAACTAATCGTTCAACAAAAATGAAAATTGATAATGTCATTAAAAAACAAAAAATGCGAGCATATAGCAAACAAGGACGAAACGTTGTTGATATGAAGAAACACAAAAAAACATTAGAATTCTGGAAAAAGGTAGTAGAAAATGAAAAACTTCAAAAGCCTAATGGCTGAAATTTATGAAACAATGACATCCACAGGGGGCGGGGTTGCTGGAATGCACCAGAACGTAACACCTTTGGATGATCCCGAACAAATCGCAGGAAGAGAACCAGATAGAATTAAAGTTTCTTCTAAGAAAAAAAAGAAATGCACCGAAACATTTGCAGGTTGTCCGGTGTTCAACGTCACCAGTGAAGATTACAACAAATGTCTTCAAGGCAGAAAGCATTACGAACGTTGGTCACGCAAAATGAATATGGAAGACATCAATAACCAATCAATCAGAACATATGCACATCGCAACCCCGGTAAACCTGTTATTATAAAAGATAGCACAACTGGAATTATGTCTTATCTTATTCCTAGAAATACCGTTAATGAGGGGGTTATGGGTGCTGTTTTAAGAGGTATGTCTTTGTCTGGGAAAGGGAAGAAGGTAAGCGAGGAACCAGCATGGAAATCCGATCAGACTTCCCCATTAGTGATAACTGGTCAAGGCACTTCTCAAAGAAAGATTTATCCCAAAAATATAAAACCAAAATCGAAACCAAAATCGAAACCAGAACCAGCATGGAAATCCGATCAGACTTCCCCATTAGTGATAACTGGTCAAGGCACTTCTCAAAGAAAGATTTATCCCAACGATCTAAGAGGACGTTTTAGACGATCAATAAAATGAAATTTTTCCTCTTTACATTATGTTTATTAATACCAGCATGCGAATTAACACCAGACATCGTAGTTCGTGGTGATACATCACAAAGACTTGAGCATATTGCAGAGGATGTTCGTCAAATACCGGAACCTGACGAACTCCCTGTAATTGCAGACCAAATAGATGTTGCGGCAGATGAAGTAGAAGTGCTGGAAGTAGAAAATTCACAATTTAGAGATGCAGAACGCAAGGAAGCAGTCCAGAGTTTATACTGGATTGCAAGTGTGACCGCAGGTGCGGGTTTATTATTGTGTATTGGTGGTATTGCAATAGCGATATTCGTAAATCCCAAACTGGGTGCATTATTATTCCTGATGGGTGCTGTCACTGGTGGACTTGGAACCTACGCTACACTATACATGGAACATGTTGGTATATTCGGTGGTGTGTTTGCAGGACTTGGTGTACTTACTGGTATCGGTATTGTCATATACCAATTCAGAAAGGACAAGAAAGCATTAGAAGAAGTTGTCTATAGTGTGGAAACTGCAAAGAATGGTGGCGATGTAATAGACCACGGCGAATTTAAGAAAACCTCAAACATGATTCAATCCAGAGCAACACAAAAAGAAGTTTCCAATATTCGCAAACAGTTTAAGAGGTGGTCTGGGGATGACGTTCACTAACTCGTAGTATCTACGGCGATTTGACTGTGCATATACTTGCATATAAAGTATGCGTCTACAATATCATTTAATGGACTTCTTGCATTGTCCATCCCCATAGTACCCATTAAATCTACACCCGTGTCTTCCTTAAAGGACTCATACATTGCGTCCTTTTTTGCATTGCCCTTGCCGGTAGCATATTTCTTTATTGCAGTAGGACTAAAGACATCAATAGGTGTTCCTATTTTCCATATCTTATACTTAAGGACACCCGTATTCTCTGCGATATGAAATACCCTACCAACATGTCCTCTGCTATATGCATAGTCTTCTAAGCCTATCTGCTCACAGCCGACAACCTTCTCAACAGCCCAATCTGCGATGGTGCAATACCTCTCAGATTCTGCATTATACTCAGAAAACATCTTGCCGTGAATATTATTCGAGAAGGTTTTTGCATACTTCTTTATATCTGTTAGGTAAAAAAACTGACAGTCTTCGAATTTGAAAACTCCCCCGCCTATGAATACACAGACAGCGGGACTAGTTAGACTATAATCAATACCGGCAATACTTAACATAATATAAACTCCAACCGTTACATATTATTTATGCTGCTTGAAAACATCACTAAAAGTTTACCGATCATAACTCCAAGTAATAAACTTCCCAAACCAATTCCTGCCCCAAGTGGTGTGGATAAGAGATCTATTTTATTCTGAATCCAGTCTTTCATTTTCTATTGTCCTTTCAATCCAATCATAGATTACGTCTACGCGACATGCTGAGTTCTGGTAAATCCTTCCCATATCTACCGAAAAGGAAGAAAGTATTCCAACTATTACAAGACAATCTTCTACCAACATATACACAGGACCACCCGAATCTCCATAATAGATGGATGTTCCTCGTAAAGTTAAAATTTTCATATTGGTGGGATCACTCTCCAAAGTACCATAGTACCAGAACAATCCCGGTGGGCTGTACTT